CCAAAAACCCACATCTAGATGCAGAAATGGTAATCGTATGCTCATGCTCATCCCCTTCATCGTAACAATAAGTACCCATTGTTTCAGGGTCATAGTCAACTATGAATTTAACTTCTTCTGGCAATGGAAGTTTCCATTTTGAAAATGGCTCGCAACAATACAGCATTGCATAGATATTTCTAAGAATGGTTGGTGTTAACTTCATTTCCAGCTAATCCATTCTTTAGATTTAGACTGTCTCTTTCTATCTACATAAACTGGCATAGAAAAAGTTAAACCATGTTCAGGATGGGTAAGCCATAATGCTTGCCTAGGCGGTTCAAAGCCAAAGTTGTTGCTATATGCATATTCATCGTAACCTTTCAAGCTACCATTAACAATCAGTCTCTCCAATTGGATAAGTTGATGCCAATGCCCTAATAGCATAGTGTCGTATTCCATTTCAATTTGTGAGTTTCTAGATCGTTTGCGATGATCGCCACGAATGATCGGTCCGATTGCTCCAATAACACCATCTCCACCCCTAAACTGATCTCCATGAGTTAATAGATATTTATGCCCATAAATGCTGTAATAAGCATCTGATCCATCTGGAATTAAGAATGTGATTCTTGAATCATTTTCAAAATGCTTATCTAAGAACTGATATAACAACCAATCAAAAGATGTGAAGTTTCTGCCTTTATTGCGAATCTTATGGGTATTTCTACCATGATTGCCTGATACACAAGGAATAAAGACATTTCCAAACTCATTGGCTAGTGTTTCAATACACCAAATCAATACTCCAAACAAATCTACAACTGTTGGCATGATCTCCATTGCATTGGTAGCCATTAGTTCTTCATGGATGTCACCAGACACCATATCGCCACCTAAGATAAATACAATCCCCGGATAATCTGAATGGGCAATGTGATTCTTTAGCAAATCAATAGTCTTTTCAACCATTACTTTTGCTCTATCTTGGGCTATTGCCACATTGAAATCATTAACCCCATTAATTTGGTCAGGATCAACAACTTCACCCCAATGCCAATCACTAGCAAACAAACTAGGTACACCAGCAACAGTTTTGCCTTTCTTGGGTTTGACCAACCAATTTGGGATCTTTGGTTTCGCATCTGCCATATTAAGGATAACTTTCTTAATGTACTTTTCATTAAGTTCTTCCCTTTTTTGTGTAGATATTGAAGATTCAAGCTGTCTAATCTTATCTTTAGCTTCTAATAGCTTTTGATATAGATCAGGTTCTTCTGGTTTAACCATCTTGATAGTGGGTTCTAGACCCCTAGCAATCCCATTGTTATACCTAGATGTAAATGTGCTAGGATTAAGATTCAGGGACTTAGCGGCTAATAATTTAGACCCGGTAAGGGCAAATGCATTAATCGCTTCTTGACATAGGACATTGCTTATAGGTTCATTTGCCATAACTGTTCCAGTTGGATTAAGTTCTTGAAATAATACATCTTTTTTATGAAACCATGCTTGAAATTAATAAATACATCCAGAAATTGCTAGTACATAGTTTAAGGGTTTGCTCAATCTGTAAATATAAGCACAAAACTAGCGAAGGGTATTTCTTGATCTATAACAATGGATTAAATGAAAGATTTGTTTGTAAATCTTGTAGTAAAATAGATTGATGCCATATACAAAAACAGATCAAGGTTGGATGTGGGGTAGGCAAGGACCATTCCCAACAAAGCAAAAAGCCATTAATGTGGCTAAAGCCGCCTATGCATCGGGATTTCACGAAGAAAAGCGTCAGAAAGATTTGTGCATTGCTCTTGATTATCACAACACTTATTCAGCCGATCCTAAGTTCTGGGACACCTTCATTTATATGTGCTGGATGCGAAAATTCGAGGTTTATTGCATAACCCACCATACAGGCGAAAAGCAAAATGAAAAACTTATGGACAGTATTGGTAAAGTGTTGGACAAAGACCATATCATTTTTACAATGGGCAAAGCAAAAATGGACTATGTTAAAAGCATAGGATTAGATATTGACATTTGGATTGATAACAATCCAATCCATATTATTCAAGACCCAGACACAGAACAATGACTTGGAATATCAGAGTTGTAAAATATTTAGAAGAAGGTGAGCCAGTTTTAGCATTGGCTGAAGTCTTTTATAACACTCAGGGTAAACCCTGTGGCTTTACTACAGCATCAGCAGTAGATGAATCAATTGACAATTTGCATCAATATGTAGATTGGATGAAAGAAGCATTGGCATATCCAATCATTGAATTTGAATCCCAATTTGATGATATGGACAAATAGTGTTGGTAAATAACAACAAAATACAATAAAAGTGAAATCTGATTACAAAATACAAAAAATAGAAAAATCTGTATGTGCTGAAATTTTATTGAAATATCATTATTTAAAAGATATATCAAAAGGCTTTAAAAGCGGATTTAACTATGGATTATTTAAAGAAAATGATTGTGTAGGTGTAATCATTTTTACCGGCTTTCCTGTTCCAGAGCTATCTAAAGGTATGTTAGGGCTGGAAAGAAGCGATCAAAGCGGTTTATTTGAACTTAGTAGATTGTGTTTAGTTCCAGATATTCAACAAATTGAACATAATTTGGCATCTTGGTTTGTATCTAAAGCAATCAAAATGCTAAGAAAAGATACAAATGTTAGAGTAATTTTGTCTTATGCAGATTCAGAATACCATCAAGGGACTATTTATAAGGCTTGTAATTTTGATTATTATGGGTTGTCTGCATTAAAAAAAGATTTTTGGATTAAAAAAGCCGATGGCAGTTTTATTAAACATAGCCGAGGTAGTGTTAAAGGAATTGATGGCGAATGGCGCAATAGAACCCAAAAGCATCGATTTGCTATTGTTTATGACAAATCATTAAAAGTGTTGTGGAATAAGTGCAATGCCTAGCCTACCAACTTATACAAAGTGCGCCAGCCTAGGTTGCAAGAATACAAAGAGCAAACTCAACAGCTATTGCACAGAGCATGGCGGCAAAGAATGGATAGATACAGAAGATAGAAAGCAATTCAATTCTATGTATCAGTCTGCATTTTGGCGGCAAAAGCGACAAACCCAGCTTTCAATCCAACCGCTGTGCCAAGCCTGTTTGTCTGAGGGTCGCATAGGTAGTGCCATTCATGTCGATCATGTATTCGCATGGAAGGTACTGGGCAAACAAGCCTTTATTAACAACTTGTTTCAGTCGCTATGCCCAGAACATCACAGCCATAAAACAGCACTCGAACAGCAGGGCATATACAGGCACTACAGCGATCCAATCAAAGACTATGGGGTGGCAGACTATGGATATATCGTTGGCTTGGCTGAAGCCGATTCTGACCCCTTGCCAGCCTTCTAGAAAGCTATCGGTTAGAAACTTAAACTTTTTTGGACAGCTATTGAAGCAGGGCGACTTACAATCTTCCAAAAAAGGGGTTGCCAAGAGGGGGGTGTTGCTTATAAACTACAACCATGAACAAACTCCCAGTCGAACTTCATTTGGTGCATGGAACTAAACCAGAGCATAGCGCCATGCCTTTACCTGAATCGGTAAAAAAGAGAATACCTGAAGCGGAGTGGATGAGCAATCCAAGCTGTTGGAATAAAGCGACATTTGTTCAAGAAACTTCCGACTATCTTTATGATGTTTATGGCATTGGCTCAAATCAAGATAAACATACTTTGGCTATGTTGGCAGATCAGATCGACCTATATGTTTCATGTAACATCCAATTGGCTGGAAGTGATTTAGTTATATCCACAAATGATGGAAAGACCCTTGCGCCTAATCCGATCATATCTATTCGGAACAACTCTTTGAAGTTGGTAATTCAGTTAATGAATGAATTAGGGTTAACCCCTAGAGGTAGATTGAATAAGACAGAATCCAATACCGATGATAACTCAGCGGTATCCAAATTCCTAAGAGGTCCAAAAGGATAAGATGAATTACCTAGATGGCATCCAGTATGCTAATCAGGTAGCCAAAGGTGAGATTGAAGTTTGTAGAAATGTTCGGCTTGCCTGTCAGCGATTCCTGAATCAGTATGAAAATAAAGAATGGGAATGGGAATTTGACCCAGATTATCCTAACCATGTCTTAGGATTTGCATCCCTACTAAAGCATACCAAAGGACATCAAGCCGGGCAGAATGTAGTTCTAGAGCCATTTCAAATTTTGTTCATTTGTGCCATTTATGGATTTAGGTCAAAAAAAGATCATTTCAAAAGAATGGTTACAGATGTCATTTTGTACATTCCCCGGAAAGCTGGTAAATCCACACTAACCGCTATTCTTGCTCTTTATGAATTGGCTTGTGGCGAAGCTGGTGCAGAAGTCTTTACCCTAGCAACCAACAGGGAACAAGCATCTATTGTGTTTGATGCCGCCAAAGGGTTTATTGAAAATGGACCTAAAGAGATTGCCAGCCTATTTACTGTTAGCAAATATCAGATTGGCAAGCATGGCGATAGTCAAACTATGTTCAAGGCACTTAGCCGGGATACCAAAAAGACTGGGGATGGTAAAAATCCATCTTGCGTTATTGTGGATGAAGCCGCCCAAATCATAGATCGCAATGCAATTGAAGTTCTGCACTCTGGTATGGTTGCCCGGCAAAACCCATTGCGGATATATATTACTACTGCCAGCTTTACCAAAGATACCAAGTTTTATGAAGATATGTCCATGATGGAATCCATACTAAATGGGGAAGCTAGTGATAACCCTAGGTGGTTTGGTTTGCTTTATGCGCTTGATCCACAAGATGATTGGCGCAATCCTAAGACTTGGGCAAAAGCCAACCCAATGCACGGCATTAGTGTATTTGAAGATGCCATTGCCCAGCGTTGCGAAGAAGCCAAACACAAACCAGCCGCACTTAATGAATTCTTATGCAAGACCCTAAACATATATGTTAGTGCCAATAGCGCATGGATTGACCGTAATTACTGGGATCAATCTGCCGATGAATTGCCAGCGCAAGATCCAGAAGCCGTATTTATTGGATTTGACTTGGCGGCCACTCGTGACTTAAATGCCGTTTGCACTTTAAAGCGATATGAAGAAAATGAGTATTACGCAGAGTTTCAATTCTTTTTGCCAGAAGCGGCACTTGAGTTAATACCCAAACATTACTTGGATATATTTGAAGTAGCAATCCAATCTGGGGCTCTCAAGCTGACCGAAGGTAATGTAATGGATGATCGGGAGATTAGCGAATTCATCAA